AGCCTCCCAATCAACTTACGCTGTCTCGAATTTTCTTTGCGGAGCAACTCAATGCTATCACGCAAAGCACGCACTATCTCGATCTCATTTGGGTTGTCCATCTTCTCCTCCAAGAAGTGAGAAGGGCTGTACTACCGATACAGCCCCATCTCGATTACGGCGTCACAGTCACTATCACCTGTGCGTAAATCATCATAACGGGGTCTCCGCTATTCGCCTGCACTCCCAGACTGTTGTCGTACACAGGGAACTGTGCTTCGACGATAGCCTGCCCGACGGCATGAGCAGTGATGACTCCGCTCGATGCGTTCACGGAAGCGACGGCGGCATTGTACGCCTTGCCGTTGATGCTGCCCGGAACCGGGTTGTACCCCGTGAATGCGGGATAGTTGTACGACTTGAACACTGGCGAGACTGTCTGGGCAACGGTATTGCCCAACACATCGACAGTGGTAACAGTCAACGTGGTCGCGGAACTGTTAGCGAGGCTCAACGTCACTGCATACTGGTTGCCGCCACGGGTTACCCCTGCGGACAACGCGACCTGCGAACCGACCTTGGTCAGTGCGACAGCAGATGCGGACAACGTTACAACCGACGCTACGCCGAGACCAGTTGTAGGATTAGAACTTGCCATAACTGATACCCTTTCTGGCCCATAGGCCATTCAACTAAGACTCATAGGGGCGGGACCGAGTGGGTATACCGATACACTCGGCTGCGCCCCAAGGAGGTCATTAGCTGATTGCGCTTGCGGCGTCGATCTGACGCTGACGGATGGTCGTGTCAGGTCCGAGCGAAGTCGTGAAGTGCACGCGGTACGAGGTCCATCCGGGGATCAACCCTTCAGGATCGGCAACTGTCGGCTCTGCGTTCTGCACGATGTTGCACTCGATGTTGCGCCACTCACCGTCACCGAAGCCCGTGTCACCCTTCGCGCCGAGGTTGATGGAGAAGATACCATCGCGCCCGAAGATGTAGGTGCGGAGTGCGGTCAGACCTGTGATGCCGCTGTAGTTCGTGGTCTGTGTGACCAAGTTGGTCTGATAGAAGTCAACGCCCGTGGACGGCAGGGTGATAACTTCGGTCAAATCAACCGAGACGAGACTGTCCATCTTCATCTGGCCCACCGGAGTGTGCTTCAAGATGTCGATTGGGGAATCGTTGCTGTTGTCAGCCAACACATCGCCCAAAGCGAACGGATGGATCACGCCTGCGAAGCTCTTGGAGCCTTCGTCGAACGGTCGGACAGAGCGACCCGCCAGCGACTGAACGCTGTTACGGATTTGGCTGAGCGACAGAGCGGTGAAGCTCGTGGTGCTCGAAGCGGCCAGTTCGGTCAGAACACTGGCGTCGATGCTCGATGCGCCATCAGCGGTTGCACGCACGAGTGCGGACAACGATTCGCCAAGGCGATAGCTCATCTCTCTCGCAACGTTCTCAACGGTGTTGTCAATCGCGGTTGCGAGAGACAGCGAGGAGAAGTTCGCGTAATCGGCGTACTCACCGATTGTCGCTGTGGTGGTCAGAACGGAAACGCTCAGAGACGAACCAACCGTCCCTTCCGTGGTCTGGTTGGTGTTTGCAGCCATCGGAACGTACATGAACCAATTGTGTTTAGGGTTTAAGACTCGAAAGTCCCTTATGTCACCATAAGGTCGCTCTCATTGTCGCCAATGAGTTCAGACTCTATCTTGACTTCTTACGAAGCCTCTTGCGTATTAGTCGTTACGGATGCCCCACGAGAGTTCAGGATTCTCAACTGCTGCCAATATACTTGGCGTAATTCGTTGTTCGTCTCAGAAGTGAGGCGAACAAAGTTCAGCAGAATCTTCGCTTGTTCTCTCTTTACAACTAGGTAAGGGAGCGTTGCCAATAGAAGGATTTCGATTTCCTTCTTCTTTAGCACTCGCCACATATAGGCTTCTTTCGTTTTCTCCGTCGCTTTTTTCGACAGATAAACGCTTCCACCAAAGTTCTTTTGCAACCAGTCAATCAGTTGTCTGCTCGTGTTCTGTACGCATACAATTGAGTTGTAATTTGTGCAAGTCTCTTTTTGACCAGCACCGACCGTGATGCAACCTTCACCATCTAAAATGCCTGCGAGATAACCATACTTCGCTTTATCTGACATTGCGCCTCCTTTCGGATATTACGTAGGCGTGGGGTCTTTCCTCGGTATTGTCTACCATACATCATAGCAGAGGTCCACCGATATAGCAAGATTTATTTTTGAGTACGGGACCATCATGTTAATCTCGTACTGGTTACCTGAATTCATCGGCAAGTCGAGACGTTCCGAGCATGCGACGAATGGGGTTTGTGCCTTCAGGTTCTCACGGAATTTCTTCATTCACATTCCGTCAAGCCAGATGTACTGCATCTCCAAACTCAATTCGGTAACTGGCGTTTACGACAAGAAATCGTAAAACTTTACCGTGGATTGAGGCAGGTTTGAAAGCTGGTTACCCGCTGGGGAGAAAGCCATATTTTTGTACCTGTTCTAGTTATCGACTACGCGGACGAGGAGGACGTGCTGCTTCCAGTTCGTTGACACGCTTGACAAACGCTGGGTTTGTCATAATCTGCACCCGATAAACATCGGAGGGCATCTTGTCGATATCACTCAAAGTCAGTGCATCAGTTGCGCTTGTAGGTAGTGCGCCCGTTACCGGGGCAACACGGTTATTCAAGCCTGACGGCACATGAGTTTGTCGCTTTTCTTGCGGCAGTGGAGTCTCGTTAATTCGAACGGGTTCCGCTACTACTGCCTGCGGTTCTGGCAGTATCGATGCCACGGGCGCAACCACCACAGGGGCGGCTACGGCTGGCACAACCTCACGCACGATAGGAGAGGAGAGAAGCAATCCGGCTTCTTCCATCTTTGCTTGGGCAAATTCGTAATTCCGAACGGACGGGGTTAGCCCTTCTTTTGTCATCCATTCACAAACGGTGTCGATGTTTTCACGGCACGGATAAAACTCTGGGTGCCGTTCGAGCCACACTTCAGCATTCTGACGAGCCATGATCTGCAACGTCTGTTGCTGCTGTGTGTTCAATGTCTCCCGCAATTGAGCGGGTGTCGCGCCGAGCGAGGACTCTAAGAGCCTGTCGCGGGCGGAATCGAACTTCGCGGGATCGTTCAAGTCCTGAGAGATCGCGTACCGTTCTTCAACGGTGAGCGGCTTCTCTTTGAACTGGACAAATCCTGTGTTTCGTTCTAAATCAGTAGGCAACGATTCGGCGGGTTCTGGTGTGCCGAGGCGAGACTGACGTTTCAGTCCCCGCATGCCCTTGATCGATTCGACGTGATTCTTCGTCAACTTCTGGATCAACTCATCCTGAGTCGTATACAGAATGACTTGCTTGCCGCCAATCGGACGGTCATGCTCATCGGTCGGTTGGTACTCATATCGCTTCTGTTCGACCACGGGCTCAGCCACGGGCTCGACAGGTGCGACTGGCACGACTGGTTCGACCGCAATCTCTGGTGTCACTGGAACTGTACTCATATAATCCTCCTCCAAGGTTATTGCAACTCTGGTATTTCTGTTGCGTTCTCAACCGTCGGTTTCCGATTGGTATACGCGTGAATGCCGCATTCGTCATTGATCTTCTCCATCAATGCCGTATAGAACTGTGCCACACCCTTTGCGATAAAATGGGCGGCGAGAACTTCATCTTGCTTCGCGGGGTTAGTATCGAGCAGCTTGAAATTGAACTTGCGAACCTGATCTTCCATGATGCGTTGCATGATTTCGAACCCGCGTTGCTGTACGCTAGCGGATAGGACTCCGCGCTCATCGTCGGTCAATTCCAGTTCAATGTCCAACCCCTTTAGTTCGTTAGTTACTTTCAGCATGGCTCCTCCCGAAGATGCTATCTGGTGGCGATTTCCAATTGCGAGGGTGTAAAAATCAGCGGCAAATCTAGAGCATCCGCCGATTGGTCACCCATAGAGGTCACGGCCACAACGTTCCCATTCTCATCGAACAACCCGGAACCTGAATCCCCACCATAAATAGGTAGAATGAAGTTCTCGAATTGCACCGTCAGAGTTGGGTCAAAATCTTTTTCGTGCGAATATCCCGCGAAATATCCGCTGCGATATACGTCTACATTCTTTCCGGGTGCTCCCCAGATATGAACAGGTTCGCCCACGACGAGCGTGCGTTCGTTGATACTGGCCCATCGGGAGAAGGTTCTGTCCACGATATAAATCACGTGGTCATTACCATCTACCAACGCGGCAAGAATCACCGTAGGTTCTTTCTCCGCGTCCAACCGTATCAGGTTACTGTCGAAGAAACAGTGTTGGGCCGTAAGAATTGCATGCGGGCCAACGACCGTAGCCGAGCAGTGGCCGATTTCCTGATTCCACTTGTCGCCTTTGAGCAAATCATATACCCCGAGACGATGCGTAGTTTCGTGCTGCTGTTCGATGGCCGTCTTCGTGACGACAGCGGGTGTGGGTTGAGGCTGTGGCAGTGGGGCGGAAATCCCCAAGGCCAGCATGAGGGCTATTACAAAGGCTTTCAACATCTTGGTCTTTCCGTCCAGAGCATTCATTATGCTGGTTCTCGCAAGAGACCCTCTGTTCCAGCCTTAGAAGCGTTTTTATTTCCACGCATCCGTAATCGCACCGCCTCGCAGAAAGCAGGACTACGTTTTATACCAAGGCTGTTAGTATTGCCTTCTTTTAAACGCCCTACAGTTCGACGAAATTCATCTGTTACAGAACGGCCTCTCATCTTCGCCCGTATGGATTCTTTAGACTTCTCCGAATGGCGAAACCCGACAGACCCTTCGCCGCCATCAGTTAAGTTATACCCATATGAGGGTTGATTGGCCTTTAGAGCGCCTATAAATAGCATCTCTACGAACCCGCCCAAATCAGAAACAGTGGCGAGAACTTCTACGTCAAAGGAACACATTCCGTATTTGCGAATAGCCCTAGCGAATAGGGTATTGATGCCTGCCATGGCTTTACTGATGTGACCAAAGTGACGATGCTTCAACTCATATTCCGTTTTCCCCACATACACTTTCCCATTCACACGGTTAGTGTATTTATAAATCGTTGTCATGACTCTCCTTAGAAAAGAGCGGGGGAGTGTTCTAAGCACTCCCCGATTAACCGATAGCGAGTCGGTCAATTATAAACTACATCACTTGGGGCTGTTGACCTTCGAGTCCCCCCGTAGAAGGCTCACCCTCGACAGTCTCGCTTAAACCAGAGGCTTTAGCCGAAGCGATAACCAAATCTCTCTTAATCCGGTTATTGGAACTTTGGTCCTCAAGTTCTTGTTTCTGTTCGAATTTCTGTTGCGTAGACTGATTGGACTGCTGCATCTTCGCAGCGTTGAGAGCGGCAGGACTGTTGGCTTTCTGCTCCGCAATTTCTTCCGGAGTCATATCGACAACGATGTCATTACCGTTCTTCCATTCAGAGGCTTCCATCCACATACGGAATATCGTGAGGAAGTCAATTTTCTTTTTCTGCTTAGCGAGCGCGTCCTGCAACTGTGGATTGTCTAGGAACTGCGTCAACATCGTCATGGACTGAGCCATGGTGCGTTTCGCAGACATTGCAGCACCCGCGAGAACTTCGAAGTCCATGGTGGCATCCCAATATTCCTGCATGCCGATGGCTTTCGTTAATGGCTTGCCGAGCACGTCACCCAGAATATGAAGGATGGCTGAGTCGGACATTTGTGTGAATACGAGTTCGTCCATGATGTACAACCATGGTTTGAACACTTGCTCGATGAAGTTATCCAGCGGGCCGTCTAACCGTGTCGCACTTGCTGATGCCTGAATTGCGGCACCGCCGGACGTGCGACCCATGGAAGAACGTGGGCCTGCTGAACTACCTTGTACTAATTGCTGATCTGCGCCAGAGGATGATTCGGTCGCCTGCTCACTTTCCCTCAATGCCTGCCAAACATCGGTAGGAACTTTCGGGGTCTCCATGAGCTTAAACGCCTTCTCGACTTCGCCGTCAACGGTCATTACCTTACCGATGCTCGACTTCACCATCTGTGTGAAATTGTTCCCGTCGCGTTTCTTGAGATAGATCGGGTTGACACCGTACGACAGCATCTTAAGGATCGCATTGATCGTACCTTGATCGACACGTTGGTTCTGTCCGACGATGAGGCCCAGACCCATTCCGTAGAATGCTCTTGGTCGATTCCACCAGTTTGCAGAAAGGAACGGCACACGTTTGAAGGTGTTGTCGCCCTTGAAAATCACTTTCTCGCCCTTGAGGACGATAATCTTTTGTTTGCCATCCCAATACTCAAGAACTTCCAGCTTGTTCATCAGCGGGTTAGGCGTGCGACCTATGTTAGGGTCTTGCGCGTGATGGACTGCACCCTTCATGTAAACGGACTGATCGACCATCTGGTTTGGCGCGGAAGGAGTTTGTGCGGCCCACACGTCTTTCAAATTCGCGGGGAATGTCCAACCCTCCATGACATCGGGGTTCAACTTCGCTTCGAGTTCCAACGCTTCCTTGATCGCGTTCATCTCATAGAAATCCATGGAACGAACGTCAATCACCCAGCGTGCTTCGCGGATATCTGGAACGCTCAACTTGGGATCGACAAGCACCGCATCCAACGGACGATGTTCGAAGAAAGGCATCGCCACAGCTTTTGTCGTAACCGTGATGTTGGGCGGCCTATCCTCTGGAATCTCGTGAATATCTGGTGCGTTATCCGGGCCAGTCTTGATGACGGCAACGGCGGCTTTACGTTTGGACGTTGTGACTTCAGTCCAATCATATCCCCACTTCCAGATGCCCGTACCGAGATGGGCCATGGTTTCAAGTCCCCACTTCGTCTCTGTCTTGAACTTACTCTTGTCGAGTATGTACGAGAACAAAGCGGTCTTCGCGTCAGTAATTTCTTGCTTGACGCCGGGGCGCGGGCGAAGAATCATGGGCGGATCGTCATAAAACAAGCCCTTGTATAGCTGCGGGACAACGGAATTGCAAATTTTTGCTACCGTAAACCGCTGGACGTTCGGTTCAAGAACGTAAGTGTTGTCATACACCGTCATGGGTCGCGGTGCTTGGAATAACAAGTCGGCGTCTCGCCACAGTAAGTTCCCAAAAGTTGTTACTCGTCTTTCAACGGGAGAAACCTCTTCGGATTTCTCTCTTACAGTTCAATTCCTGTAAGTTCAGACTATCGCATAACATCTTTCGATGTTCCCTCTCGCTTAGTCGTTCACGGTGCAGTTATGCTTCCGCCTTGTTGGCATCTCAGCTTCCAAGTCAATCAGAGTGGGTTTTAAAACAGCAGATTTCGTTTACTGTTTGTTGAGGAGGAAATCTCGCGCAGCCTGTGCTGACTGGACTACGACTGCTAGCTCAGTAGACATATCCTCTGCTTTTTTTATGGAACCATCCGCAGTAAAACTTGCACCAGTAAGGGGTGCTTGAGGATTACCGTCTGGCACCAGTAGGGTGTCTCCTACTTGGTCTGGCATTGTGCCTCCTTCGCTTTCTTGACCGCCCGATATCTGCGGTTTCTCAACGCCGCCAGACTAGGATTTTCATGTCTACGACGAATATTTGATTCTACTACCGCCGGGGCGGGTTTCCCCATCTTTGATTCGCTCAAATGCTTACGATGTTCCTCTGATTTTGGTTTGCCCGTCATATATGCTTTTATCGCATCAATCTGATGTTGGGTATTTGTTCGTCCATTACAAGTCGCCCCACCCAAACCACCTTCGGCTAGATTATATCCGATTTCCAAATCTCGGGATTCCAATGTTCGGATAAAAAACTTTTCAAGAGCATTTGTTTGCTCTTTATCACAAGGACAAACCAACGAAACAATCACAAACGCATCAGGACCATATTTTCGTATAGCACGATACAAAAGCGGTTTATCGTTCATCCGACCGCCAGACAGTGCTCTACGACATTGTAAAGCAAGATATGCCTGCAAATCGTCGCCCGAATGCTGGCCTATATAAATCTTGCCGTTCGTCGTGTTTGTGACCGCATATATGTGCATGATTTATCCTATCACGTTTGGCCGATCTTGTCAATTGTACAGCCCTGCATCCTCTAGCGGGTCGCTATAAGCGGCTGCGGAGGCTTGCTCAGCTTTGACGGCATCTTGCACGGACATGTCCGGGTGTTCGAGTGCCGCGTTGAGCGAGTGTTGCTTGAAGCATTTGTCGTAAGAGCCCTTGCCGTACATGAGATCGTACGCTTGTTTCTGCTTGGCGCTGATTACGAAATCGGGGGAGGCTTCCGTCTTCTTGCCTTCCATGTCCGCGTAAGCAGAGAACTGGTCAACCAGAATCGAGAGCGCACTCACGATGTCGTCGTGCGTGCCTGCTGCGGTTCCGAATGCGGACAGTTCCTTGTACAACTCTTCCAGCCCGACCATCTGGTTAGCGAACAGTAGACGCTCGTCTCCTAGGTAGCGGAGAACAGGTTTCGCCTTCTGATCTTTCGCAGTAGCCTTGCTGCCTTTGCCAAGCGGCACAAACTCAATCGGTACGCGTACACGTAACTTGTCCATCTCTCGATAAATTTCCTTACCGAGCCATTTCACGCCGATCGATTCTTCGATGCAGATACGAGAGGGTCGCCACTGGTGTGCGACTGTCGCAATCTTTACTGGTAGTTCAAATTCGTTCCACTTCCCACGTGCCATGTCAACGATGTAGAATCTGCCGCCGTAAATCAGCGCAGTAATCATGACTGTGTAGTCCGCCCAACTCTTCGTCGAATAAGCCGTGTCAATACAGGTCACGACGAGTCCCGACGGCGGGAGCATGTTGGAGTGGATTGTCCGACGTTCGAGAAGTTCACGCGGGAATTTTACCGTGTGTGCTTTCGTCGGATCGTTCAAATATTTGATCGCAAAACCTTCGGCGTCATGCATCTTCGAGCGAAGGAAAGCGTAAGTGAGTTGGCCGGGAACGTTGAACCAAAGTTCATAATCGCTCTCAAGCAATTCGCTATCGACTTTTCCTGCCTTGACTGCGGCAGCATTCGGCCACCAGCAAGGACGCAGATAAACCTTCATGTTGACGGGTTCGCCTGACTTCTTACACGCTTCGATATGCTTCATGTCTTGGCCGTACGTGTCTTCGGCGTCATACCACGTGCCGATTTTATCGTAGAAGCCGTACGGGTGAAGCATGGCTTGGTTGATGCTGACTTGCTTGTTGATGTTGATAATGCGATCAACGGTTCTGCTGTTTTCGTTGGTCACAACGTCGTCCAACTTCATGACGCCAACGTGCCAACCTGAAAGGTTCTGGTCGATTGATGCCGCCCATACCGTGCATTCCTTCTCCGTCTGCGAGACGGCGGGCGTTTGAAATTCTTGGAGCGTGCCAGCATCTTTGTCGATGCAGTGCTCAGGAAATAGGACTTGGAACATGAACGGCGTGTCGTCGTCCAAGGTCTTAGGCTTGATCGCCTTCTTCGTCTCGAACAGGTTGACGTTTTCCATCGTTCCGTCTTCGAGTTTGAAGAAGCCCTTGATTTCACCCACAAAGTCTTCTGCTAGTTTCAACACACCAGTCAGAATCATAATAGTGACTTCTGGGTAGTTGATAATCCACTGAACCGTGTCGGCCATGTCTATAGACGATTTGAAGCCGCCACGAGGGACAAGTAGCAGTCGCTCTTTGTGGTCTACATACGCTTGCGCGAAAATTTTGAAAGTCTTGGCCGTCGGGTCTTTACGCACGAAGAAGTCGTTGCAAATCTCCTCGTGCGTGTTGTGTGTCGTCCCGTCAGTCCAGACGTACGTTTTGTCGGTGGTATCTTTGTATTTCTCAAGCAAATGGCAGAGCGCGAATAAATTCGTCTGTGCCATGTACCGATAGCGCAACATCTGGGTAAGCGTCTCGGGCTGCTCGTCGATGACTACCTTATACGCACGACAAACATCCAGCACACGCTGTTGGTGTGCCGCTTTCATCTTGTTAAAACTTTCGAAGGCATTATGGTCGAAGGTGTCCATTGGCATATCACGATGCTGATAGTTCGTATCGTTCTTATGCTTAGTGAACCACTCCTGCAACGTTTCGACTTTCATACCTCTCCTCGACTATACTGCGGGTGCTCCTGCCGCTGGTGCTCCTGCGGCGGCGGGTGCCGCTGGTGCTGCGTCGGCCATCACGTCGCTCGCGCTAGACCCATCACCCATATGGTCGTTCAGGTGGGTCATCGCGGACTTCATGTTCGGAGAAGTGTGCTCCTCCATCTTGTGATGCTCCGGATGTGTGTGGTGATGTTCGTGGATAAATCCGCCGGACTTCGCCTTGCGTGTTCGAATCTCGTGTACTTCTTTCTTGGGCTTTTCTTCAGAGCGGCCCGGAACTAATGCCATCATGTCCATATTCTTTTCCTTCGGCGTAACCGCTTCGCCTTCGTGCAACTTGTAAACCCCCGTCTTCGGCACGTAATCAGTACCGTGCTTGAAACTCGCCAGCGGCTTGATCATCTGGTCTACGGGGATTCGTACTTCGCCTTTTCTGTCGCCGTACTTTGCCTTCGAATTGACTTTATCTATCTTGGCGGGATTCTCTTGTGGAGGAGTCGCCTTCGGAAGATCGGGAACAGGGGAATCCGTGAGAGCAGAATTCGCTTCCTTGAGGCTGTTCATCTTCGTCTGTAGTTCTTTGCCCATCTGGTCTGGCATGATTAACCTTTCGGGGCGATTTCGTCCCATAATTCTCTAACACGATAATCGACGCCATGAGCGGGGTCATACGGATGATAGAGCGTCTTGAAAATTCGTTTCGCCCGGTTTATGGGCTGAGGTAATTCCCCAATACTACGAAGATACAACATAACTATTGAGGGGCTACGGCTGTGGCCTGAATTACACGCAACAAGAACTTTGTCCCCCGCATTCCTGCGTTCTGAGATAAATTCAATGCCCTCTTCAATAGCTGAAACGGGTATAAAAGAAGGGTCTTCAAGGTCAATAATATTCAAGGCCATCAGGTGTTTATTCTTACGATACCAAATATAATCAGGACCCTTCGGTGCCCCAAGAGTGTCATAACCCAACAATTGCCGATGTCCGCCGGGGCCTTCCTTACAACACCTAAGCCAACTCCAACCATCCCGCTCTTTAAGTTTTTCGTAACCGGCGTCGTCTCCTACATAAAGATGGTCTATGATTTCTTCATACATAGATTCTCCTCCATCAGTGACAGGCCAAGAGACGCAAACGCCGCTTCGACGTGCTGGCGAAAATGATTGAAATCTTCTTTGTTCTTGAAGAGCCGTTTGCGAACTTCCGCTTTCTTAGCGGAATCCTCACCATAAAAACTTCGTTCTTCGCAAGGTCTCTTGGGGAAGGCTGCGGTTCGAATGATGGTGGTCGTAGCGTGCTTGAGTCTTTTATTGCGGGAATCGGGGCCTCTTATGGCACTCAATATGTCCCACAGGTCTCCGCTATACGGTTGCTTAGTCAGCATTCTCTGAATCTGGTTGAGTGCACCGCGAAGTGTTTTGGGGGTCACTGTATATCTGCGAGGGAAACAAGTCCTTGCGGTCGGTCGAGTTCCTCGTAGCCTCGTTCGTTGATGGCATACTTCGCCATGAATTCTGTCTTAGACAGGAACGCATAGTCCCACGTAATCTGTTCAGTGTGCCAACTGGCGGGTGCGGAGAACCTCTTATGGGTGTATTGACAGCCGTTCATTTCATCCTCGCAATCTCATACGCAATTCGTGCATTAGTGACGTACTCGGCGGCTTTAATCATCAACATAGGATTTTCATTCAACAACCCAAGAGCCGCATTACAACGCCGACACAAAAGACCACGAACCCAATTTATGACGTGACAATGATCAACCCCCTGAATAGGTCGCCCACAAAATTGCAAGGCACACATCCCGCCTTGTCCGTCATACATCGTCTTGTATCGCTCAGGTGTCAAACCGTACTTCAATTCGCGGATACGCTCGACACGATTACAAGGTTGTTTCCTACGACGATCTTTGTTTTCTTTGTTCCAGAGGGTCGCACGCTCAACCAACAAAGCATACCCGGATTCCGATTTATAATTACGCTTCCATCCGACTACTTTCCTCTTAGTGTTATAGTCTTTGAGGTATTGAGGATTACGTTTCGCAGATGCCGCGTTGTGACACAAGCGACAAAATCGATGTCCAGTTTTCTTATTTCGAAGGGTATTCTCGGGCGTATACTCGTGCCCATGAACACAATGCGTTTTCATGTTTTCTCCTAGTCTAGAAAGTGGGCGGTGGACTAGCACCGCCCGCCATCAGGTTATAAGGCTGATGGTATAATCTGCTTTGCTTTGGCTGCTTCCATCGCGGCCATCTGTTGTTTCTTAACATTCTCAATGAATGATATGAGAACCTGTTGTGCAAAGTCCGCAGCGAACTGAATGTGAGCATCGTTGAGACACAGCGCCACGCCTTTGTAAGTCCAAACTTTAGCGAACCCCTCGACTTGCTTTCTATCAATTTTTGGAATCTGCATTTGCCCCTCCTGAAACTGCGGCGTGACGTGCTTTGAGTGATTCGAGCAACGGGTCAGCGGCAGGAGCGGGCTGGGTGAAAGGTTGGCCTGAGTCACCTGTCAACCTTGGAAGGTCGTCCACGACGGCAAGTCGGTCTGCTGCTGCGAGCATGACACTCAATTGCGGGGCCGTGTAGCCCTCTTTATTTCGCGCTATTGCTTTAAGGATGCCGACATAAAAGTCAAGGCTTTGTCCTTTTCTCCTACGATTTGCCATGCCCCCTCCCCGAGTTTGGCTACCACAGATGTTTCAATGCACCGAGTGCATATATCCTGTTCTTTTCATCAACAAAGATTTTTCCGTGTTTATGCTTTGGGTGTCGTTTCCATACTGCAACATGACACATCTCATGTAAAAGTACAAGCCGCCAATAACACGGTACACCCTTCAATGCGGGATCAATCTTGATTTCGAAGCAATTGTCTGCTACTTCAAAAACAGGACAAGTTACGCCGTCACATTTTGGATACGGTTCCCAGATAAGAACGGCGTCGGGAAGTTCCCCATTCCAATAAAGACGATTGTATTTAAGATACCAGTGCTTCAGTTGCCTATCTGACTGCATGGCTCCTCCTAAATATATTTGGGGCACCCGAGGATGGGAAGCCGGTCACCCGGAACCATTTCGACGTGCCCCAAAACTTGAAGAATTACTCACGCCACGGAGCAGCCGACAAACCATCGGATGCGTGTGTGCCTGCCGCGTCCACTGGAACGGCCACGCCCACGCCTGCGATCTGCGTAATTGCGTTACCAACTTTTCCGGGGGTTGCGTCACAAAGAATCTGGTTCGAACGCTGAACAACACCGCTCACCAACTTGATGCCGGGTTTGCCGGGAGGGACTGTTCCGAGAATGTTGCCTGTGTCCATCGGAGTGATGCCTGTGCTGGTGTCCACGTTGGATGCGGTTGCTGCTTTCTGGTATTGCTGTGTGATGCCCTTGGGCTGTGCGCCTGCGACTCCTGAGCCTGCGGGTTGAATAACTACTGCCATAATTTTCCTTTCGTGCGTCAGTTGTGTACGCAGAGAACTTCGTTTAATTTGCCGAACCTGATTCCGTTTCGCCGTACGATGTCAATCATCTCACCGTCGGCAGCGGAACCCCTGAACCTGTCTTCTGGCTTTGTAGGCCAACCAATCCACGACTCCCTCCTGATAAGGAAGCCCGTTTTGTCAATACAGCCCACCATCGGCTTTACGTCCAACACATTCTGGATTTGCACGGGCGGGTCTACATACGGCCCTGCGGGTCTGTCCAAAAGCATGTCGCAGAATACTAACTGCCAATCCATCTGATCGGCGGTAGTCACTAACTTTTTCTGGAAGCAAGGAACGTAATACCCGTCATCACTAGGGAAGCAAAGATATCTGCCCTTCGCCAATCTCCCGCCGAATTCACCCGACCAGTAACAATCCCACGCGGGAGAGGTCTGGTTGCCTGATGCCTTGGACGTATCGATGTATCGAAATCGGCTGTCGTCCAAACGAGCGACGACGTTTTCATTTCGCGCATCGCCGCCGTTGTCGGTGACGATGACTTCGAAACTTTGGTCAGTCTGTGCTTTAATCGAGTAGAGAACGCAACCGAGATGGTCCGGGCGGTCAAACGCACTCACTATATAAGATACGTTCGGCGCATCCGCGTCCGGCGAGCCTAGCGGCTCAACCATTATCTTCGGTGGTGGTGGAGGCGGCAACGGATGCCTGTCGTGCCAGTTGATCGTCAACCCGTCTTTTGCATATTTCGGCATAATGTCTCCGCATCTGATCAGGGCTCATCGCGTGAATTGAAAGAACGTTGTTACAAACTGCTTTCAATTCCTCATCGGTGATCCATTGACAAGTGCGAGTCCACTTAGCGAGATGATAAAGGTTCTGTCGCACGGGTGTGATGTGGTGCTTCTTGAGAACTTCTCCGACCCAGCGATCTTCTGCCCAGATGTGAACTGGTGCGGCGGCGAGAATTTCCATCGACCGCTTGCTGAGCCAATAAGTGAATCCGGGGCAGTTGACGCTGAACCCGTCGTCTACGGGCAGTCTGCCGCTGTAGTCGCCTTCGAGACCAACTGCGATCAGTCGATCCCAATATGCGAAGACATCGTCATCTATCTTGCAGAGCGTGTCGTATTCGCGTTCGAGTGCGTAGTTGATAATGCCTTTCAACTTGTACACGGAATTGCGGTAGTCGTCAGGGACGTTCAGCCAAACTTCGTCGCCCTGCGTAGGAATGTCCAACCCTTTCGGGCAGCGTCCCTTGAAAATCTTGTAATCAATTGTGACCTCGTTCAGCCACGTATCGCGGAGTGCGGACACGCGGTCTACGGTAGGCCGCTGAAACCAATCTCGAACTAGCCCACTCGTGTCATTCGTGTACTCGTACCGATGGCAACTGAAAATGGCGAGTAGCGGTTTCATAAACAAATCACTTCGTTGGACAGCCCTCTGTTGCGAATGTCCTGTTGGATGCTGCTCGCGTTGAGAATCGAGGCAACCAGAATCGCCGCATCTGAATTGATGTAATCGGGGGATTCGACCGTGAGGCCGTTGAATACTTTCCCCTGCTTGCCGAAATCCCTGTCCACGACTTGAATAACGTGGGCGGACTTGACCGCATCTGTCAGAAATAACTGCTGTGAGAATTCGCCAAACCCCCAGAGGATAATCTCTCGATCTGCGATGCGAGGTTTCAATGCCGCGTCGATGGCGTCCATCTGTGCTTGGGATTTCTTAATGTAGGCTTCGATGCCTTGGCGCAATGACACGCCTTTTTTGGCGATGACGTACATGGCTGGATACTTCCCGCCATTGACGCAATCCAGATATCTTTCGCCCGAGGCGACGACACTGAATCCTGCACGATACAGAACTTCGACGAGTAGCGACATCGAAAAATGATTGATGTGTTCTCTGTTGAAATCCAGAAAGGGGATTGCTGTCTCCGCGTATCTTACCGCGTTCGGAACTTCGATGTAAACATGACCGTCATTTTTCACTCGGTCGCGGACGGATTGCAATGACGTGGGAACATCCCACAAATGCTCAACGACGTGTGATAGAACCACGAGGTCGTAAGTGTCTGTCGCTGGGTCTTCGAGTTTTCCGCAGTACGCCAATAGCGGATAGCACGCGTCCACGCACGATTCGCTTGGGTCCATGCCTACCGCGTTGTCATACCCTGCGGCAAACAACTCGCGCAATAGCCCGCCTTGTGCACAACCTACATCTAAGATGGTTGTCTTGTGATCAGAAAAATGTCGCTTGAGGATTTCAACGGTGCCTAAAAATTTTGCCTTGTCGTGCGGCGTAGTCCCGCTGCCGGTCGCGTTGGTCGAAGCGTAAATCGATTTCTCCGCGTAATCTGCTGCGGGTGTCTCCGAAGCGTAGACCATACCGCATTCAGTACACTCAGAGACTTCCTGCCTGTCGCCTGTAGAGAAGACCGTTTCGTACAACACATAGTTGCTCGTGTTGCGCTGACATACTTGGCATGAACGTCTCATACTCCTCCGATTTAGAAAAAATATACCACTTTTTCTTAATGTGGGTGCGTGTCGAACCAATCTCGAACCAGATCATTCTTGGGTCGATTGAAATTCTCGAAGCGGTAGTCGCCCCACTTCTCAAAATATTTCTGTGAGGCCCGCAGTTGCAGATGGTCAACGTGATCGCTCACACGTTTGTAGGAACTGTTCCATGTGTGTTTACCGTGACCGTGCTTCACGAGGGCCTGATCGGTGCAAGCGAGTTGCCAGCCCGAGTTGATTGCTCGTCGGCAGTAATCCGTGTCTTCGGCACCGTATCCGTCGAACCGCTCATCGAGCAGCCCGATGTCTTTAATCAATTCGCGGCGGATGAGTACGCATACAAAGGCGAGCCGCTGTTGTGTGTACAAAACTGTCTGGGCAACTTTCTCCTGCGAGATATTGCCGACGCCACCGTCGATGCGGGGCGAGAGAATTCCGATGTGTGGATTGTAGCGGAGCACCCATTCGAGCGAGGAAACCGTATCGGGCGATACAAACTGGCAGTCGTCATTCGTTAGCAGAACGTTACCTGATGTTTGGTTGATTCCTAGGTTAACGTTTCTGCTGTACACGAACGGGCCGTCTGGGGCTTGGATTGTTTG